CAGATCATGCGCCGTCCAGGGCGAAATGCAGCAACGCAGCTCCGCGCGGCTGAGGCCCTGATGCGCTACGGCGTGCAAGAGCCGCCGAAAGCGCAGACCGTAAGCGCACCGGGTGGTGGGCCGGTTGGCATTCAGGGCGACATCACGATTACACTGGTGCCTGCGAAGGATGGGAGGCGGGCGGAATGACGCAGGATCAGATTAAGGCGCAGCGCGCAATGAATTACATCACTACCTCACAGATGGAAGTCGCAACTATGCATCCCGAGCATCATACTGGCATGCAGTACTTTTGGCGCTTGATCGGCGAGGCGGTCTGTGAGTTCGCAACGGGGCGTCCGCGTTGGGCTGCAATCAGTCTGCGCGGCGCGTGGAGGATTCTTCGTCTGGAGATGAAAAAGCGATGAACCGGCGCGGCTTTCTCGGCTCCCTTGCGGCTTTTGCGGCGCAATGCACGCTCGACCCTGAACTGGCACTGTGGAAGCCGGGGGCGAAGACGATCAGCGTGCCGAAGCCGGTATCTTTCGGGGGCTTTGGGTATTGGCCGCAGAAAGCATTCGAAGACCATTACGTACAACCGTTTTTGAATGAGCTTGATCGGCAATATCGAACCGGCAAGATCATTTACAACGGTTTCCCGTTTTACACTGACCAGATTGTTACCACGATTCAGGCATGAACCTCGAAATCCCCGAAGCCCTCGCATTCCTCTACGAACCCGGAGAAATCAAGGTTTGCTACGGTGGCCGCGGCAAAGGCGCAACCTGGGGGATCGCTGATGCGCTTCTGACGCTCGGCATCAAGCGCCCGCTGCGCTGGCTCTGCTGCCGCGAAACGATGACCTCGATCGCGGAGAGCACTCACACCACGCTCAGCGCCCGCATCGCCGCTCTTGGCTACGGTCGAGATTACAAAGTTGAGGAGCGCCGCATCATCTGCACGCGCTGGGGAACGAAATCCGACGCCACCTCAGACGATCCGCTCGCCGGTCGCTACGGCTTCAGCTTCGCGGGCCTGCACAACAACGTCGAGGGCATCAAGAGCTACGAACAGTTTGACGGCTGCTGGCTGGCCGAGGCGCAGGGGCTCACGAAGAAGTCCTGGGAGATGCTCGAGCCCACGTTCCGGAAGGACCCGCCTGGCGGCCCGTTCGGCGAAAAGGGCGTCGGCTCCGAAATCTGGGTGGACTTCAATCCGGACCTCGATACGGATTTCTGCTGGACCAACTTCGTTGTGAAGCCGTCCGCGCGCGCGGTGGTCCGCAAGCTGAGTTGGCGCGATAATCCGTTCTTCCCGGAGAAACTCCGCAACCACATGTTGGAGTTGCGCCGGGATGATCCCGAGTCCTGCGACTGGATCTACGAGGGCATCCCGCGCTCGAATGTCAAGGGCGCGATCTTCGGCGATGAACTGAGGCGAATGGGCCTCGAAGGCCGGATCTGCTCCGTTCCCTACGACCCGATCCAGCCGATTCACACGTTCTGGGACGTGGGGCTTGACACGACCGCAATCTGGTTCGTGCAGTGCATCGGGATGCAGTTGCACCTCGTGGATTACTACGAGAACAAGGGCAAGGGCATGGACCACTACGTTCGCCAGTTGCAGGAGCGCGGATACATCTACGCCCGGCACTGGCTGCCATGGGATGTGGGCGTGCAGGCGGCCCCGGAGGGCATGGGACGGGGGAAATCGCTCGAATCGATCCTGCGCCAGATGATGCCGAATGTCGAGGTGCGGACCTCGCCGCGGTGGAATAACACCCAGACGGCGATCAATGCCGCCCGGTTGCTATTCCCCCGGGTCTGGATCGATTCTTCGAGGTGCGAGGACGGCGTGCGCGGGCTCAGGCGCTACCAGTGGGGCGAGCCGCCGAAGAACGGCGCCACAACCCGGCAGCCGCTGCACGATTGGGCCTCGCATCCGGCGGCGGCGTTCCAGTACATCGCCAATTTCTCAGCCAAAAAGCCCGAAACGCCCCGGCCGCAGAATCCGCAGCCTTACCGAGCGCGCGAATACACGCCGTTCGGGTAGTCAAGCATCGACATATCCAGATTTGTAGATGTGAACATTTGCACCTTCGGGCGTTCTGATGTACGATTTAGTACAGAATGCCTGCCACCTCACAAGCTCAACAGCGCCTGATGGCCCTGGCTGAGCACGAACCCTCCAAAGTATCAAAAAAGAATAAAGGCGTGCTCAAGATGAGCGGCAAGCAGTTGCACGAATATGCCGCGACCAAGCGCAAGGGTTTGACGAAGCACGCGGTGAACATGGGCGACATGATGGAGCGGCAATAGAGCGCCGGGACTCTTTACCCGGAGAAAGCAGGTAGCAGTATGCCAGGAATGAACGTACAGACGAACGGCGGAAGCCTTCAGCAATCGACCTTGGGAGTCATCAACACTCTCGCGGCCTCGATCTTCCCTTCGCAGGGCAATGCGTATTTCGTGAACCCCAGAACCGGGGATGACGTTTACGGGGACGGGGGCCGAAACAACCCGTTCAAAAGCGTTGCTCACGCCTTCTCGTTTGCGACCGCAGGCCAGAACGACATCATCTTCCTCGAGGCGGCCGGCAATGCCGCCGCCGATACCACCGACTATCAGCTTTCAACTCTCACCTGGAACAAAGACCTCGTTCATCTCATCGGCATCAACGGCGCCCCGCAGCTCGGCCAGCGATCCCGTATTGCCCTCGTCTCGACCTACGCCACGGCATCGAACCTCATCACGATTTCAGCCAACGGATGCCGGTTCGAGAACATCGAGTTCTTCGAAGGCGTGACCTCGGCCCTGCCGACTGGATGTATGCAGGTAACCGGCCAGCGAAACCATTTTGTGAACTGCCAGATCAGCGGCATGGGAGCAACGACCAACGACATCGCAGGAGCGTATTCGCTTTATCTCAACGGGGCCGCGGAAAACATCTTCGAGCGCTGCTACATCGGCCTCGATACGGTAACGCTGGGCGCCGCTGCCAACTCTCAGATCAAATGCGCCACCCAGGCGACCCGGAACATCCTGACGGGCTGCACCATCGCCACGTACACGAACCACGCGACAAACAGCAACTTCCTGCGGGTTCCGACTGGATCTCTGGATCGCTGGCTGCAGTTCGACAACTGCCGCTTCATAAATCCGATTGACAGCGCCTCGACCAATCTGACGCAGGCGTTCATCGTGGCATCGGATGCCGGCGGCACGGTCCTGCTTACGGGAGCCGATACCGGCGTTCTGGGAGCGACCGATTGGAACTCGACCGATAGTGGCAATGTGACCGCCATCAATGGCACCGTAACGGCCAACACCTTCGGCCTTGCGGTGGATGTGCTGCGGTAATGTCTCATCCCTGTACAGGCGAGTGCGGGCGCATGGTTTCAGCTAACAAGGCCAAATGCCTGAATTGCCAGGCGAAAGAAGCCGTCGCCCGTCTCGCCGTGCGGGGCGTTTTTATTTCGCACGAAGAAGCAATGCGAGGAATCCGGTATCAAACCGAGGGAGCAAAACAGAGTGCCTGAACCAACACATATCGTCCTGACCTACCCATCGCAGGACACAGAGATCCTTTTCCGCGCCTCGGACAAGATGATGATTGCCGAGCGCCAGAAATGCACCATCGTGTTCGGGGAAGACCCGAGCGCGCCGGTCACCAGCCCAAAAAAGAAGCAATCGCGCGTGTTCATGGAATCGGATGAAAAGCTGGTCATCGGCCTCGATGAGTTCCAGTGGAACCACAACGGGAGCCGCTACATGCGTGAGGTGATTGCGAACAACGATCTGCTCGGCATCGAGCTTTCGACGCAGCCCTGCACGCATCGGGAAGCGGTCATCGAGGAGCGCTGCCAGGAAGGTCTGATCGTCATGGCTCCCGATTCGCTCGACATGCGGACTAACGGCGGCGGCATGGGTGCAGTCTCCATGAAGTCCTTCAACAAGAGCCTGAAGACGAACTGATCCATGAAGCCTGTTGTTCGTTGGCGATACATACAATCCGACAGGATTTGGCATTGGGAGTATCCTGAGCATAAACTTGCATGGTTTTCTCGCGGCCCGGAGTGCTCTCCAATCGGGTTGCCTGCGCTAAAAGAAAGCGTAGAGCACCAAGCTGTTCAGGTTATTTTCAAAACTCCCGAAACTGGATTCCTTCTCATACGAGAGACGACCAGTGAGGTGATTCAGTAGTGGCTTCGATCCCCAAAGAGCAACTTCCCGTTTTCGTTCGCAGGTGCTGGGCGTCCTGGCGCAAAGCCAATTTCAGCATTCGCGAGCAGGAAAACGAACGCCTCGGCTTCTATGTCGGCGGGAAGTTGCAATGGCGGGATAAGGAAATAAACAAGCGAAAAAACTCCGGTCGCCCGTTTATTACCATCAACAAATGCAAGCCCGCGGTCGATCAGATCGAGGGCGACGTTCGGCTGAACCCTCCGGGGCCGCAGTGCAAACCGGTCGGCGAGAATGAACACGCGCCAGCGCCCGACATCATCGAGGGCCTGATTCGGGAAGTGGAGTATCGCTCCATGGCGGAAGTGGCTGACTCGACCGCGGTCAAATACTCGGCCATTTCCGGTTTCGGCGTTATCGAGCTTTGCACTGAATATGCCAACGAGCGCGACGACCAGCAGCGTCTTGTCCTGAAGTCCGTCGAAGATCCGAGCGTCTGTTTCTTCGACCCCAAAGCCCGCATGGCGAACCGCCAGGATGCGCGCTGGGCCGGGAAAATCTGCATGTACTCGGCGGATGAGTACGAGATGGCGTTTGGGAAGCGCAACGTGCGCGAGCCGGGCGGCGTTCAGCAGGCGCAAGGTTGGCTTCGCGACGCCATGGGGATCGGCACCGAAGACACGCAGACGCTCATGGAATGGGTAGGCGCGCGCGATGACGGAGATGGGCGCTGGAAAGGCCCGTTTTACGTCTGCGAGTTCTATATGGTCGAGGAGGAGGATAGAACATCCCGTCTCTACACCGATCACATATGGCGCTTTGACGACGAAAAGGTTCCGAGCGGCGTGGGGCGTGTTCCGGGCAAAGAAAACGAGCGAAAGTCGCCGAAGCGGACGATCAAAAAGTACCTGGTTGATGCGCTCGAAGTGCTCGACGAAACCGAGTGGCCGGGAACGCTGATTCCTTTGTTCCCTGTTCTCGGTCCAGAGATTTATATCGACGGAAAACTGCACCGTCTCAGCCTGATTTCCCCTGGACTCGACGCCAACCGCGCGCTGAACTACGTGGCGACGACCGCCACCGAGATCGCGGGACTCGCGAACAAATCCGGCTATGTCGGCTACAAGGGCCAGTTCGACGATCCACGCTGGGAAACGGCGAATTCCGAGGTATGGGCGTATCTCGAAGTCACGCCAGCGTTCGCCACTGACGAAATGGGACAGCAGCATCTGTTGCCGCCGCCACAAAAGAATCAATGGGAAGCTCCAATTCAATGGCTGCTCGCCCTGGGCGCATTCTTCACCGATCAGTTCAAGGCCGTCACTTCGATGTACAGCTCGTCGCTTGGAGAAGAGAAAGGCGACCAATCCGGCAAGGCGATTGAACAGCTTCGCTCTGAATCGAATGTCGGGAACTTTAGCTACGCCGACAACCTGCATCGCACGAAGACGATCATCTACCAGCAGATGTGCGTGATCTTCCCCAAGATCATGACCGGCCCGCAGGTTGTTGCCATTGTTCGGCCCGATTCCCAACACGAGATGGTCGCGATCAATCAGGTATTCGGTCCCGATGGGATTGATCAGAAGACCGGCAAAAAAGGCAAGCGCAATTCGCTCGCGCTGGGTGAATACTCAGTGCGCGTCGTGGCCGGCCCGAACTTCCAGACCCGCCAGGATCAGGCCATGCAGATGCTTCTGGAGGCGATCAAGATCAATCCGGCCATCCTGCAAAATCCGGCCGTCACTGCGAAGATCATTCGCATGATCGGCCAGGGTAATCCGGAGATGGAAGGCATTGCCGACCTGATTTCGCCGTCGCCCGATCAGGAGATGACGCCGCAGCAGATGCACCAGGCGCTTCAGATGGCGCAGGCGCAGTCTCAGCAGCAACAACAGGTAATCCAGAAACTCGCGCAGGCACTCTCAGAGAAGATGCCAGAGATTCAGGCCAAAGAGCGGCAGAACGTTCGGGATAACCTGACGCGCATCGTCACGGCCCAGATTACGGCCTCGAAAGATACCGACATCGCCGCTGCGGACCGGGAAGCGGCGCAACTCGAAACCATGCTCGGGATGGCGCATGACGCGGCCTCGCAGGCCGCAGATCACGAGCAGGCGCAGCAGCAGCAGATGGCGCAGCAGCAACACGAACAGACCATGCCAGCGGTGAACGCCGCGGCGCAGCCGGAACCTGAACCGGCAGGAGCGACAGAATGAGCACAGCCGTAGCCACCCCGCAGGAAACCGAATTCGACGCAAAAGCGTTCATGGAGTCTCGCAATAAAGGCGAGGACATCCCGAAGGCTGAACCGAAAAAAGCCGATGCGCCTCCGCTCGAAGAGCAGCCGAAAGCCGCATCCTCCCGCTCGCAGCGCCGCGCTCTGAATCAGGCCATGCGCGAAGCCGCCGAAGAGCGCGGGCGCCGTCTGGCTCTCGAAGATCTGATGGCGAAGGGTACGATCGCAGCGCCAAAGGTCGAGCCTGTCAAAGAAGACGTGGAGCCGAAGCGCGCCGACTTTGCCGCGGGCGAGATTGGGACCGCCGAGTATCTGCGCGCCGCCCAGAAATGGGACAAGGCGCAGGAATCCAAAGCCGAAGCCGCCAAAGGCACGGAAACGGCCCAGACCGAGGAACTGAAAACGTTCCTGCAGGAGATGGATGCTAAAGCCGCCGAAGACATCAAGGCCTTGAAAGACTGGGATAAGGTCCAGAAAGCTGCGGCGGAAGACGAAGATGCGCCCGAGTTTATCCCGAGCGAACATCCCACGCTGATGGCCCTTCTGGCGCGTTCCGACATGCGCGCCTTCGTGCTTTATCACTTCGCCAAGCCCGAGAATTACGATGCCCTCGAAAGCCTGCTGGAACTGACAGCGAATCCGGCAAAACAAATCGCCGCATTTCACCGACTTGAAGGACGGCTCGAAAAGTTGTATGATGCTGACAGAGCCGAGGAAGTGTACGATACAGTACAGTCCGAAGGCAAAAAGGCCGCGCAAGCCGAACCTGAAAAGGAAAAGACCGCAAGCACCCCGCAGAAGCCGCAAGGCCGGGCGGAACCGCAGCAGGAGGAAAAACCTGCAAAACCGAAGCCGTCATCTGAAGTTGCGGCGCGAGGTGGTTCACCGGCTCCTGACGAACCGGCAATAGGCTCTCCGGCCTGGATGCTGAAGCGTAATCAGGCGCAGTACGGCTACTAGCCCACGCCCATAACAGATCGACGCTCCGGAATCCATTTCAGGAGCGCGGTATGCCCATCAATAGCCTGCCTGTACGGCAGGAAGTCGCAGCCGAAACCCTTCGCGTTCTCTTCAACACTTGTCCGGCCCTCCGGATGATTTCGCGGGAGTACCAGAAGTATTTCGAGCAATCCACCCCCATAGGAACAACGTTACAGATCCCCCGCCCGTGGCGCCCTCAGGGCCGTCAAGGCCAGGGATTCAACCCTGAACCCGTCGTGCAGACGACCGTACCGCTGCCCATCAGCTACTGGCGCGGCGGCGACTTCATCTACAACGACACCGACGAAAACCTGTTTTTCGACATGCCGCGGTTCCACAAGAAGTATTCGGGACCGATGGGCGTGATGATCGCAAACCAGGTGGAATCCGACCTCGAAACCTTCATCCAGGCGACTTCCCCAAACTTCGTCGGCACGCCCGGAACATTGCCGACTACGACCAGCACCTACAACGGCGCCCGAACGTCGCTGAACAAGCTGTTGGCCCCCGACATGAACCGGGCCATCATCTGGCCATCCGAGTATGAACAGAACATGGTCGGCCTCTCGCAGACCCTGTTCCAGCCGGATCAGACCAAGCCGTACCTGACCGGCGTCATCGGCAAATACGCCGGATTCACCTTCGCCCGTTCCGAGCAGATCCCCGGCATCACCGTGGGGACCTACGCTGGTACTGGTCGAGTGAATGGCGCGAATCAGACCGGTTCGAGCCTCATCACGGACGGTTGGACCTCGGGCAGTCTTTCGCTGACGAACACCGACAAGTTCACAATCGCGGGCTGCTACAAGGTCAATCCCTCGGGCACGCACAACGTCTACAGCGGAACCCAGAATCTGATGCAGTTCGCCGTAACGCAGTCCGTGACCGATTCGACCGGAGCCGCCACGATCCAGATTTACCCGCCGATCATCAGCTCGGGCCAGTTCCAGAACTGCACCGCGCCGGCGGATAACGCGGTAATCACGATTGCGGGCGCCTCCGGGGCGACGGCGAACACTGCGCTCTTCATGCAGGAGGAAGCGTATACCGCAGCCTTCCTGAAGCTCCACAAGCCTTCGAACGTGGAGTGTACGGTTGTGGGCGGCGAGGAATTCGGGACTCCCGGAATCTACCTCCGCAACATCAAGCAATGGCAATCGAGCGGCCCGTACGCGGGTTACGAAACCGACCGTTCGGACGTGATTTACGGCTTCGGGGCAACCTATGCCGATCTCTTCTCGGGGGTGGTCTATGGCTAGTAACAACATCACGCAGACGACGCTGGTGGGTTCTGTCACGCAGAGCGCAACCATGCTGAATCTGGCCTCGGTCACGAACATTGTGGCCCCGTCCAATCAGGGCATGCAGAAACTGTACGTCATCAATCCCGGCACGATGAAGGGTGAACTGATGACGGTTTCGGGCGTCGTGAACGGAACGCAGGTTCCGGTAACGCGGCTCGATCAGGAGAAGCAGAGCTTCTACACGGGCGCCATTGTTCTAATCGCTCCCCTGTCCACGAATGCGCCCATCGGCGGCTTCTACGACTCCAACCCGTGGGGCGCGAATGTCACCGGCAATCAGGGGCAGACGGCCAACACGGTCATCACTCCATGGGTGAACGTCGTTACCGGCGAGCAGTGGGTTCTGGGCCTCAATAACATCTGGGTCCGTGGCTGGAACTGGAACGGTGCGAACACGGGCGGCGGCATGGGGACTCTGGTTACCGCTGTGGCCGGTGTTCTTCCGACTCCCACGGCTCCAATCTTCCACGTGGCGGCTTCGGGGACTCCGGCGGTTACGGGCATCCCGCTTCCCACCGGATTCGCGGGCGGATCGATCACGCTCATACCGGATGCGGCCTTCACTTGGACCACAGGCGACGGCAGCATTGCTGTCGGCGGAACCGCCGTGCAGTATCGCGCGCTGACATTTACCTACGATCTCGTCGCCGGTAAATGGTATCCGAGCTACGTCTAGGCGTAGCCCATGGCAATCACCGTTAACAGGGTTCCCGAGGCATTCTCGCGGAACCCTGCGCGGATTCAATCAGGAGAAGAAAATATGCCGATTCAGGTTTTTGGTGGAATGCAGCAGGCGGGCGGATTCAAGCAGGCCATGAAGGAACACCGACAGCACTGGCAGAAGCAGGGCGACGAACTCCTGCAGGTGGCCGAAGGGCTGGACCACAACGAGCCGCGCGCACCCTATCAGCATCAGGGGTTCCCGAAGATGCTCTATCAGCCGATCCGCGGCGAGAAGGGCGAAAAGGTCGTCATGAGCGCGCAGGAAATGGCCGTCGCCATTGAGGACGGCTGGCGCGAAGAACCGTACGAATTCCCGAGCGTCGTTGTGCTCGACCCGCAGACCGAAAAGAAGATTCTGCTTGACAAGTTGCAGCAGTCAGAAGCGGAGCGCATCCAGGCGGCGGAACTCATGAAGGAAATGGCGGCGCGGCTGGAGCGGCTTGAAAAGTCCAAGGGCAAAGAGAAATAGCCCATGGCGACGGGCCAAAACATTGTTAACGACGCCCTGACCTATCTGGCGCTGATGGACCCTTCGGGCACTCCATCGGCGTCCGATTCGACGACGTGCCTTCAGGTTCTCAACAATATGTGGGAATCGTGGGGCGTGGACGAAGGGCTGATTTACGCCCTCATCCCGTTCTCAGGGAACCTTGTTACCACTACGGCCAGTTACACCATAGGATCGGGCGCCACTTTCGACACCCCGCGGCCCGCCCGCATCTACAAGGCTTACTTCGTTCTGGGCTCGAATCGAAACGAACTGAAGATAGTTGAAGCGGGGGAATATTTCTCCCACAACGACCTGACGGCTTCGGCGGCGACACCGGACGAGCTCTACGCCGATTACAACGTCGATTCCGATGGGTTCGCCACACTCTACCTGTGGCCGGTGCCAACATTCGGCAGTGGAAGCCCGCAACTTCAGATCCTGCAGGGCGTTAACTTCACTGCCTGGACCCTGACCGATACCTACCAGATCCCGCAAGCCTACCGCGATGCGCTCGGCTGGGCTATCGCGTTCCGCTGCCTGCCGATCTTCGGGGAAGCTGTCGGCCAGGGCGCGGCGCAAGTTGTAGCCGCCGAGGGCGCGAAGGCGGAAGCGCGTCTCAGGACGATGAACCAGAAGAACCGCCAACTACAGCCAGGCGATGTAATGACCCCGGGGGCGCCACAGGAACCACAGAGGGCGGCGTAAATGTCGCTCGTCACCGCGCAGGATTACATCAAGACCGCGCTGGGGAAATGCGGCAATATGCGCCCTGGCTACACTCCGCAGATCGAACTGCTGAACGAAGGTCTGGATGAATGGAAGCTGCTCTACGACGGTTTCAATGCCCAGCGTACGATGGCGTTCTCGATCCCGGATTACGTTTACCCGCTTGGATCGAATACCGGCCTGAACGGCATCTACGGGCAAAATGTCCAGTTCACTATCGGGCCCGCATTCACGGTTGACGTGACGCTCCAAAGCTCCACAACAGTGCTTTGCGCGAATACGGCGGGCCTGATAATCGGCCAATACCCGACCGGAACCGGAATCCCGAGCGGAGCGTACATCACCGGCCTGGCGGTCAATACCAGCTTCACGCTCTCTGTAGCCGCCACCCAGAGCGGCGCGCAGACGCTCACCATTGCCGCATCTTTCACCGGCCCGCGCCCCGAGGCCATTGTCCGGATGAACCTGTTCCTGACGAGCTCGAATCCGGCGCAGCCCACGAGAATTCCGCTTGCGCCGATGAGCGCCGAGGAATGGGCCTCGATCCCGGTCGTGCAGTTCAATGCGACCGACGTAACAATCAGTTTCTACTACGACCCGCAGTTTCCTCAAGGCGTGATTAACGTCTTCCCGCCGCTCAATGGAAATTCGCTGGAGATTTTCACATGGGGATTCCTGACGCCTCCGGCCTCTCTGACGGCTACGTATCTTGCGCCTCCGGGATATGCCGATGTCATTGTCTGGGAACTTGCCAAGCGGCTCTGGATGCGCTGCACACATTCGGTCATGCCGAACAAAGTACCGCTTCAGTGGCTCTGCGGGCAGGCCGCGCGCGCCAGGGATACGGTGCGCCGGGTGAATGCACCTATGCCGCGGATGCGAAACGATTTCTCCGGCGGCGGCGGACGTAATACCGCCGTCTGCGACTGGACTTTACTGCTTACCGGGACGCCCTACTGAGATGACCTTAACGCCCGATGAAGTCACCGCCGTTTGCGCCGTTCTCGGAGCCGCCGCTGGCCTGTTTCTGTTTTCGGTCAATGCCATAGTTTCCCGCCAGTTCTCCCGCTGGATGGAAAAGATTGAGGATCGTTTCGTTTCAAAGGATCGTTTCGAAGGGCTTGAGGTGCGGGTGGATCGGCTGGAAGAGAGGCCGAGTCTTCGCGCGCGCGCCGGGGGCGACTGATGCCGGCTGAATCCTTCCCCAATATCTGCGGCCCAAGCTATGAAACACTTTCGCCGGCCGAGGGTATCGAGCGCTCCCTCAACCTCTACTTCGAAGCTTCCGAGACGCCATACAAGCCGAAAGGGCCGGCAGCGCTCTACCAGCGCGCAGGCAGCACGGCTTTCGGCGCAATACCGCCGACAGTAACCGGCGCCGTGCGCGGCATGATCCAGTTCGACGGAAACGGTGTGCCAGATGGGGCAATCTTCGGCGTTTCCGGTTCGACCTTCTGGCAGATGAATCCGGACGGCTCGCAGACCTCGAAAGGTTCCGTAGCTGACGACGGCCTGCCGGCTTACATTGCCGCGAACGCGGCCAGCGTGGGGCAGATCTTCGTGGCCTCCGCCGGGCATGGATACTGCCTCGACACCAATACCGGTGTATTTGCCGAAATCCCGAACGACGGCGTGAACTTCTTCGGCGCGCGCGATGTTACGTTCATCGACGGCTATTTTGTCGTTCTGAGCGACACCACAAACGGCCAGCAGTTCCAGATTTCCGCGCTGAACGACGGCACTACCTGGGCGGGCGCGGACGTCGCCGTGCTTCTCGGGCAAACCGACCCGCTGCAGCGCGTCATCGCCAATATCGAGTACCTGTACTTCATTGGCACCCGGCGGGGCCAGATCTGGTACAACTCCGGAAACGCTCTTTTCCCCTTCACTATCGAATCGGGCGCATTCCTCGAATGGGGAACCGCAGCGCCGGGCTCTGTTTGCAAGGCGACGAAGAACCAGAGCACCACGATTTACTGGCTGGGCCAGAACGCACAGGGCGCAAACGTCGCGCTGAGCGCCAGCGGACAGCAGACCGAGCGCATCTCCGATCACGCCGTAGAGGCCGCATGGTCGAACAAAGACCCGAACAAGTTCAACGGACAGGTGTACCCGACGACGGAAGACTGCATCTGTTACCCCTTCATCTGGAACGGGCACTCCATGGTCCGGTTCATCTTCCCGAGCGCGAATACCGGCTGGGACTACGACGTGACCGAATCGGCCAGCGCGGGCTTTCGCGTGTGGAGCCCGGTTGCCTTCACCGACGAAAACGGGGTTCTGAAAGCTCCTTTTGAGCGCGCGCATGCCTATGCTTTCGAGAAACATCTGATCGGCTCCGGGGGCGCTGATGGCGTTCCGGGGGCGATTTACGAGATGGACGAGGCAACCTCGACGGACGCTGC